GGAAAGTACGAGGCCACCAATCTTCCGTACGTCTCGAGTCTTGTACAAAACATGACCCTCAAGGAGCAGATCCTGATTGCGTGCGAGACCATCTAGTCTCTGTGGAAGAACCTCTGGGGCGACGACCGCTCATCGTCCGACTTCAACATGGCCCGTGACAAGTTCAACTCACTCGATCGGGTAGCCTTGATGCGCAACAATCTGTCAGTGTACACCGAACCCGAGTGGGGTTTCCCGAAGGGCCGGCGTATGCGCGGCGAGTCAGATATTGATTGTGCTCTCCGCGAGTTCTCCGAGGAGACGAACATCGCCCGCGAGGCCTTCATTGTCTTGAAGAACATTGTACTGGAGGAGACCTTTACCGGACTCAACGGGGTCCGATATCGCCATGTCTACTTCGTTGGGTTGTTGAAGAAGGATGCACAGGTCAACCTGTCACAAAAATTTACGCCGATGCAGCGGCGTGAGATTTCTGGACTGGGATGGAAGACCTTTGCGGAGGCGGAGGCGTTGATACGTCCTCACCACATTGAGCGTCTGAATATGCTGGATCAGTTGCGAGATATCATGCAGACCTTTGAGACGAACCCACTCTGAACGATTAGAACTTGAAGTTGTACAGATACACCGTCGCCCCGTAGGAGACGACGGCAATCGTAAAGATCCACCACCACAGGGGGAACACCGTGGCCTCACGATCCTGTGTGCCAAAGGGACGAATCCGTCCCTCTCGACCAAACGCAATCGCGGGTTTCAGGTAGAGAAAGGCAGCTAGCAAAAAGAGATAGATCGTCACCATCGTGACGCGATGGTTTTTCCTCATTATCAAATCAACAGTAAAAACAATGGCGAGACCCTACGTTCTACCGAATCGTAAGGCCTTTGCGGACCACATCACTCGTATCTTCCTCAAATACCGAGGCCGCGACGTGGATGACGATGACAAGGACGTCGATCTGTGCACCAAACGAGGCAACGCACGCGAATTGCTCCCTCACCAGAAGATTGTGCGCGAGTACCTCTCGGCGGAGACTCCCTATCGTGGTCTGCTTGTCTACCATGGTTTGGGATCCGGAAAGACATGTACCTCCATCGCCGTGGCGGAGTCCCTGGTCTCGGACCGTCGAATCTACGTGATGCTGCCGGCGTCCCTCGAAATCAATTATCGTGGCGAGCTCCGCAAGTGTGGAGACCCCATCTACGCCTACGAGCAACACTGGGAGTTGCGCCCCTTGTCGGACGAGACCCGGGCCGAGGCCAAGAAACTCGGTATCTCCGACGGCTTCCTCGATCGCAACGGTCGTTTTTTCGTCACTATCCCCAACGCGGCGGCCAACTTTGATACCCTGCCGAAGGATGCCCGCGACATCATCGGCAAGCAGATTGAGGATATCATCGACCAGCGCTTCACCTTCATTCGCTACAACGGCCTCAGCTCGGCCAACATCGAGAAGGTTGCGCCGGCGGAGGGAGATAACCCGTATGACAATTCCGTGGTGATCATCGACGAGGTCCACGAGTTCATCTCGCGCATCGTCAACATGTCCGATGTGGCGCGGAAGTTGTACGACAAGATTTACTACGCCAAGAACTGCAAGGTCGTCACCCTTTCCGGAACTCCCGTGATCAACCGTGCTATCGAGATTGCGTTCTTGATGAATCTCCTGCGCGGACCCATCGAGCGTATTACGATTCCTCTGAAGGCGATCACGGCCTGGGACGAGGAGAAGATGAAGTCTGTTCTCCAGGGGATTCCGGAGGTGGACACGATCGAGTTCAACGCCTTGAAGAAGTATCTGCTTGTGACGCGCAACCCGCCCCACTTTCGCAGTGTGTACAACGAGGCCGGTGAGCGCACCGCGGTACAGTACATGAAGGACCTACCCTTCACGGAGATTGCCGCCGACTGGGTGACCGGCTTCAAGAACAAGTTTGAGGTCGAGATACCGGGTTCTGAGCTGGCCATCGACCGCGTGTCGACAGAGAACCTTGAATGTCTTCCAACAGACCAGGTTGAGTTTGGGACTCTCTTTCAGGATGGACTCAATATCAAGAACCCCATCCTGTTTGCCCGCCGTATTCAAGGCCTAGTCTCGTACTTCAAGGGCGCCGACGAGCGCCTCCTGCCCAAACGCGTAGACGACGACAAGATGCTGGAGGAAGTGCCGATGTCCTCGGAGATGTTCGGCCGGTATCTCCAGGTCCGTTGGGAAGAGATCAAGCGCGACAAGCGTCGCATCAGCCCCTCTCAGGCCAACGATTCCGAGATGAAGACCTTCCGCGTCAACTCTCGTCTTGCCTGTAACTATGCGATTCCTCCGGACATGATCAAGGGTGAGAACGAGGAAGTCACAGAGGACGACGAGGCCCCGGGCAAGGAGGGCGTACTCGACAAACTCCGGGCCAATCCTGAGCGGTTCCTGTCCCCCAAGGCCCTGGAAACCTTCAGTCCCAAGATTCTGCGGATGCTGACCAACGTGAACGAGACCCTGAAGTCGAGTCCCGAGTGGAAGAACCAGTTCGTGTATTCTCAGTATCGTAAGCTCGAGGGACTGGGCGTGTTCAGCGCGGTCCTGGACGCGAACGGATGGCAACCCTATCGCATCGTCAAGGAGAACAACCAGTGGGTCGAGGACAAGACCATGGATGCCGAGAAGCCGGCCTACGCCTTCTACACCGGTGAGGAGGATGTGGACCAGCGCGATCTGATGCGCCAGATTTTCAATAGTCGGTTTGCGGATGACTTCCCGCCCAGCCTCAAGGCCTCGGTCGAGTCGCGGGGCAAGAAGCTTCTGTGTATGCTGATGGCCTCGTCTAGTGGTGCAGCGGGTATCAACTTGGCCAATGTGCGTCACGTCCACATCATGGAGCCGCACTGGAATCCCGCGCGCCACGAACAAGTCATTGGACGTGCGATTCGTATCTGCTCGCACGCCACTCTTCCGATGGAGGAGCGCACGGTTCGCATCAGTTTCTATGTCAGTGTGTTCACGGACACCCAGTCCAAGTCGACAGAGAACTCGTCGAACGTCGTGCCCATTCGTCGTTCGGATACCTCGACCAAGCGGTACAAGGGAGAGCCGATCGAGGCGTTCATGTCTACCGACGAATACCTGTATGAGACCTCGTTTGAAAAGGATATCACCAACAAGCGGATTACTTTGTTACTGAAGCAGGCTGCCGTCGACTGTGAAATCCATCGGAAACTCCATAGTCGTGAAAAGCCTGTGTTATCGTGTATGCGTTTTGATAGTGCGTCAACAGGTGAGGACCTGGCCTTCAAGCCAAACATCAAGACAGAGGAAACGGACTTGACCTACCTGCGAAACACACAGCGCCGTAAGCGCCGTCTGCAGAAGGTCTTGATTAAGCAGATGGTGTTTTTGATTGACCCGGAGACGAAGGAGGTCTTTGATGGACCGGCCTTTGATGACGAGCAGCGTCTCCTTCGCGTGGGTCTTCTGACCTCTCCCACACAGATTACGTGGACGCTGCCGTAAGCACGTCGTCCAGCCAGGGGTCGCAGATACGCGACCACGACTTGAACATGTATTCCTGAATCGCCGCCCGCTTATCCTCGAGGGTATTCACGGCACGCTCCATGGCATCCGCAACGTCCTTGACAGCGAACGTGGGCGCGTAACTACCCAGAGGCATCGAGCCCGCGAAATACACGCGATCACCCGCCGGGATAAACTCGGCCACGGTCTCGTCCATGAACGAGCGGAACCCGCCCACGTCGGTCACGACCTGAGGGGCCCCCGTGTACATATGCTCCAGCTGGCAGAGGCCGTAGCCCTCGCCGTCCGTCGTGTTCAGGCCGATGTCCGTTGCGTTGTATAGCTGATTGATACCCTCATCGTTGATGAAGTTCGGCGGGCTGGTATCAATGATCACGCAGCGAGTGGCATACGACTCAATAGCCAACCCACGCCGAGTGACCTCGGCCGAGTAGATGCGCATCACGTCGTAATACGCTCCCGACTGGGGGTTCGTGTTCGTCGCAATCACCAAGTAGGGGGTCTTGGCAGGGTTGCGGGTCATATACTCCACGAAGCCCGCAATACTGAGGTCGAGACGCTTACGCTGGCTGTTACGGTTGGCGTTGAAGAAGATGACTGCGTCATCGGGAATATTGAGGTTCCTACGGCAATCCACGCGGGCCTGACGAGGCAGCTGAGAAAACACGCTCGAGTCCACGGCGTGTTCCATCACGCGCACGTCCTTGTGCGCTCCATATGTCTCGTAGATTGCCTTCCACGACGGCGTGAAGCAATACACCCGGTCCGCATGGTCGTTGATCTTATCCATCAGTGGCTGGGCAATACCGTTGTACACCTGATCCATATAGATCCACAGCTTGTACGGCGACACACCACGCTGATGCTTCATCGACTCAAGGAAGCGATACACAACGAGGGGGTCGTTGTAGATCATCACAGCGTCGGGGTTCACCATGTCAAGGTATTCGTAGATCTTGTTGAACCCAAACCCGTCCTCCTTCGGGTCCTCGTTGGCCGCTGCGTCGTACTGAATCACCCCGTCGGCCACCTTACGGTGACTCGTGCGATTCGGGTGACGCTGAAATCCAAAGTGGTAGACCTTCACCTTGGGGGCAAGGGTCGAGAGCTGTCGAAGGAGATTGTGACTCACCTTCGAGTACCCCGTAGTCTGATCGGTGTGCGTGCTCACCAAGACGAAGCGCATACTTAACTAAAAACTCTATCGTATAAATAACAATGC